ATCAAGAAGGGGGGCTTTTTTTGCGAGACACCCCCCTACCTAGGCAACTAAGATTGTAATTCTAGTCTTCTATTGTTACTTTTTTGTAAATTCCAAGAACATTGTGCTTGATTATTTCATCAATCGCATTGTCAATAGCTAAAGCTTCATCAACAGGACTGAGCTCGTCTGAAAGTTTTGCTATAGACGCTAGGTAAGACCAAATAGTAGCTCTTTGTGTTCTTCTTGCTAAGTCTTCGTCACAAGCTAACCATTCATCATACTCTGTAAAAGGATCAAAAGGATTATCAATTGTTGTTAACATTGATTGTGCCATAATTAAATCTCCTTTTCACAAAAACTTAAGAAAGGGCTTTGGATAGTGTTGTTGTAGAGATTCCTAAAGCATCGGCTACTTCTGCTTGTGTGCGACCAGCTGCTAACATTGATCTAGCTTTAGCCATCTTAGCAGCAGAGAGGGTTGTTTTAGAACGTGGTGTGGCTAACTGTTTAACTCTATCTAGATCTGTATTGTTAAGTATTTGTACTAATGTGTTATTACTAATAGCGCCGGCTTGAATTGCTTCCCACTCCCTATCACTGATGTTAACTAATTGTTTCCTAGCCCCGGTTCTAACACGGGCTTCAGCTAGGCTTTGCCCTTTTAATTTCTTAAGGTCCTCTGCTGACATATCGGGGTTGGCTTCTCTTTTAGCTTTAACCACGGCATTAGCTAGAATCTGTGCTTGTCTTTCTAAAGGTTTGTTCTTAATAGCTAGATTAAGTTGAGCTTTCAAAGATGCAACTTCTTTTTCATAAACCTTCTTAGCCGATTGCGAATAAGTAATACGGGGGGTATTAACAGATATTCTCCTAGAGGTATCAGCAAGGTTCTTTAATTTATTAGCGTGACTAGCATAGGTTGCTTCCATGATAGTTCCAGAAGATAGAGTAAAAGCATCATCTGTTTCACGCATCTTAGTAGATGCTACTTTCTTCTCAATCTCTTTTTCACTAATGATTGTATAACCTTTCTTCTTTGCATCAAGAGGTGTTGTTTCTTTTATCTTACCTGTTATTGGGTCTTTATACCTTACCTTCTTATATGTTTCTCTAGTGTATTCATAAACTTTCTTTCCTGTAGCTGGATCTATACGTTCTTTTCTAACTCCAACCCTTTCTTCGGAGGATGCTCTAGAAATTAACGTTGATGCTCCAGCTGTTTCGCCACCTTGGTATTTCTTTTTCAATGATGCTATACCGTTCTCTGAATAAGATCGTTTATAATCCAAGTAATGTTTCTCTGAATCAATGACAACCATAGAGTGTCTTACAGCACGAGCGATCTCATCTTCATTAGCACCTTTAATAGTCATATCTGTTATCAGATTTGAGACGTCGCCCATCTTCATTTGTTTAGTTCTAGTTATTGGACGTCTATTACCATAGTCTGGTTTTCCAGTTTTCTCGCTGTAAATTCCTCCATCTATTGTTCGCATTCCATCATATGGAGGATACATTTCCCTAGGGTTGAAGTCGGCTAGACCTTTTAAAGCGGACGACGTCTTAATAGAACCTTTATTATTAGGTATAACTAAAACTGTATCGCCATCAAAATCAGCACCAGATAATCTTTCTGCTATCCTAGGATTAATACCAACAGCATCTATAGCATTACCTAATAATCTCTTTGCATCTTTCTGTCTATTATTAACTGTTAGTTGTGGTATTTCGAACTTACCACCATGTGGATAGCGTATCAAAACAACCTGTTCGCCATCTCTGTAATTTGGAGCATAAATTTCTGTAGATCGCATATTCGGAAATGGAAGTATTACATGTGATCCTTGTCTTGGTAACGCAGCAGCTTTCAAATGTGTAGCCGCAGAGTCGCAATCATCAGCAAAAGAATCTAATAATCTCTTTCTAACAGCAGGATTAGTTAAAGCCATGATTTCATCAAATTCTTGTTTTTTAGAATCAAAAGCTAATCCTAATTGTTTTTTAGCAAGAGCAGGAGATTGTTTTGATAACATCTGTGAAGAAAGAGTTTTAGACCATTTACCCCAATCGCCTTCTTCATTAACAATGTTTAATGCTCCTCTTTGGGCTGCCACTACTTCTCCTAAATCGTTAATTTCTCTTTTAAGATTTGAACCGAATGGATTATCTTTATCGATATTCCCATCTTTATCCCTTTTTAATTCTTTAAACACCTTCTCTTTTGGAGTGCCTTTATGTTTATTAGTATTATAAACAATATCTACACCATCAGGCATATCATCGCTATACATAGCCATACCTTTTAAGAAGTGTGTTTCATCAACACCTATACGAACTTGAGCATATTTTTTATTTCCTAAAGATAAATCTTTTACACCACGGCGAAGTTCAATAACACCATCTTTTTCAGAACCACCATCTTCTGTATATCTAATAGCAACTCTTTTTGAATCAACATATTCTATTGGTCTAAGACCAGCCCAAGTTCTTCCACCATCAACAGTACGATGGCCTATCAGTCCTATATTATCCCTATTCTTATAAACTTCTTTATACTCTGTATTAGGTGCTGCTAAAACCATAAGAGAAGTGTTCTTACCTGTTCCAAGTTGCTCAACTTTTAAATAATGAACAGTATAGCCCTCGTTTTTTAACATTTCAATAGCTGTTTTTAATTTTGTTCTGCTAACACGCATTCTTGCCTCGACACCAACACCTACATCTATATACTTCTTTTTTTCTACTTCTTTCTTTAATATTTCTGCTGTATTTTTTGTAGATTCAGAACGTGATTTTAAAGTTGAATTCTGGAGCGATCTCACTGTAGATTCATTAATGTTCATCCGTCTTCCGATTTCGCTATTTGAATAACCTTTATCTTTCAACTTTAAAACCTGTGTGACATCGGACTGTCTTTTCTCAGCTCTTGCGATAGATTTAGCATTTCTTAGTTGTGAAGTTGTCATACCAAGTCCTCTTGCTATTTCAACCTCACTCAAACCTTGTTTTTTTAATGAATTAACATAACTATTAAAATCTCTACTTCTTTGAGGATTCTCACCAGAGCCCCAAGGATAACGACCAGAGTGACGAGGAGTTCCATAATGTTTAATAACTTTATACATATATTATCCTTCCTCTCCACTCTTAATCATTTCTATTCTTCTATCGAATATAACCATTTTATCCATAATACATTCGATATCATATGGATTAGGTTCATAAACTAAAACCTCGTTTGATTGGTATATACGAAGTTCTATTTTTATATCTCTAGGTCTAAAGTCATATTCATGACAGAACAAAGCGGCATAAACTTCTAATTGACGCATAGACGTTGGACTTTCTCCAGTCTTTAAATCATGTATTCTTAATACGTTGTTTCTGAAAGAAATAGAATCAGCAGTACCATGACTATTAAAAGAATAAACTAGTCTTTGTTCAGGAGTCATTTTATACCCAATAGAATCATTAACATATAGATTAAGTGTTTTTCTTGATTTTTGAAGTTTCTCTCCTAACAATATAGCGTTACATGCAAATTCATGTAATTTCACGCCTCTTTCTACAGCTAAATGTTTTCTATAAACACTATCTAATTTTTCTTCATCGTAGTTAGTCCAATGATAATTACTTGCACCTAGAAATGCGTGCTGTCCTTCTAACTCTGAATGTCTGTTGAAGTTCATCTAATACCTCCTTCTTATTTTCAGGATAGATGAAGCTCGCGTATGACATCTTATCAAGTATATCTATATAATAATCTTGATTTGGTCGATGCCTATCATATGCACTTTTCTTACATTCTAAAGCAGCCCATTTATTTTTATAGAGAATTAATAAATCTGGAAACCCTTGAATATAATTAGAATCGTTTTTCAGAATTATACATCCTGGAAATAATTCTTCACAATCCAAAATAAGTTCAGACTGAAATTTACTCTCCAACAAATGAGTTACCTCCATTAAAAAATATAAGAAGAGATATATAGATACTCTATCTCTTCTATTATAGCATATGTTTTCCGCGCGGCTTTTAAAAAATAGTAAATTCTCTTTCATTGAAGTTCTTTTTCATTTTTAAACAACTTGCTATAGCTCTGTCTATCTCTGAGTTTGATATAAGATGGTAATAATATAGATCTTTAAATGGAGTATTAACTCTATCTATTCTTCCAGCAGCCTGAACCATAGTTTTATAAGAATAGCTTTGAGAAAAGAACGCTATAGTATCTGTCTCTATACAATTCCAGCCCTCAGCTCCTGCTGCATATTGTACTAAATATAACCACCTCTCTCCTTTCGGTATAAGTTCATGTTTATAACCATTCCACTCCCCTATAGGAATGTTTATATCATGAGCCATTTTTCGCAAAGTATCTAACTCATAGTTAAAATTATAAAATATTATTAATTTAGGATGATCTTTTAAAATATCTTTTAT